CAGCTGGAGAATTTGTTAAGTGGGGCAAAGACAATAACTTCCCAAAAGAATTATTAAATTCTTACAATAATCATCCTGAGCATGCTGCTATTTTAAAAGGTAAAGCACGTTATCTTAGCGGATTAAAAATAGTACCTAGTCAAGATTTACCACAAGTTCAACAATTTTTAGCGAAGGCAAATAGATTTGATTCATGGTATGAATTAAGAAAAAAATGTGATTCCGACAAGGCTATATACGGAGGTTTTGCATGTCAAGTAACTACAAATTTAATAGGCCAACCGATTGAGTTTTACCATTTAGATATGGGTAAGATAAGACTAAGTGCAGATAATTGCGGAGTTTGGTATAGTGAAGATTGGACTGCTAAAAGTTACCATTTAAAAAAGACTTACTTTCCATTTTATAAAGATGGGTTTATAGGTGCCTCAATTTACTATTCTAAGGACTTTACACCGTCTTTAAATGAATTAGATGGCTTATACCCTTCACCCGATTATTCAAGCGTTCTATTAGACATTAATACCGATATTGAGATTAGTAACTTTTTTCATAGTTTAGTAAAGAATGGATTTAGTGCTGGTCATATTATTACTTTTTTTAGTGGTAAATTAACACCTGAAGTTAAAGAAGATATCAAAGAACGATTCCAAGAAAAACATCAAGGTACACAAAATGCTGGCAAGGTAGTATTAAGTTTTACTAATCCCGATGGCAAAGGAGCAGAAGTTGTAAATGTAACTCCTACAGGATTAGCAGACCAATACGAAGCTTTAAATAAACGTAATCAACAAAAGATAATCACAGGACATAACGTTCCAGGAGTGTTGTTTAAAATCAAAACTGAGGGTACTTTAGGAGATCGTAACGAATTAGACTTAGCTCATGAATTATTTATTAACGAATATGCTAAAATTGAACAAGTAGCTTTTAATAAGTTTATTGATAAAATGTTTAAACTAAAGACTGGTTTAGATATTAAATTTGAAGTAGAACAAGTTCAGCCAATAGGCAAAGAACTTCCATTAGAAAATCAAAATGTTATCAATGCTTTAAATGCTAGAGATCCTAATATCGTAACGAATTATATTATTGAAAAATACGGTTTAAAGATTGAAGCTGCAGAAATTGGCACTCCGAGTGCAACTGTAATACAAGAAGAAATACAAGTAAACGAACATCTTAAAAACTTAACAGGCAGACAAAGACAAAATCTTTTTAATATAGCCAACAAGTTAAAGAAGGGTGATTATACAGCAGACCAGGCTTTGATAATGATTAAAACAGGGTTTGGATTAAGTGATGCGGATGCTTTAACGTTCTTAGGAATAGCTCAAGAAGAAATAAATAATGAGGTTGTAAAAGTTCAACAATCTGCTGATAAAGAAAAAAGATTTATTGAATGGGTAAAAGCAAATGCTGTAGATGTAGATGATGATGACGAAATTATAGACCTTGAATATGTAAACTTTAAAGATTCAAAACAAGTTTTAAGATTCGAGTTATCGAAACAAAAATTATATACAGCCAATAGATTACAATTATCAGTTACTGATTTACGAAATGCAATACTTAATCAATTTAAAGGTAATCCATTTGCGAAACCTGAAGAACTTGCTAAGTCATTAAATGTAGATATTGAAAAAATAAATAATGAAATAACTTGGTTAAAAGAAAAAAAACTAGGTAGCTTTTTAGATGGGATATTTACACCAACTCAAAAAGGATTAGATAAAGATACTGAAGATTACGATACCGAAATTTACACTGTTTATAAATACGATAAAAGACCTGATGTAAGTGGCCCTAAAAGATTACCAACAACAAGGGAATTCTGTTTACAAATGATGATTGAAACAAGTGGTCGAGAAACTGTTGATGGAAAAAATGTAGCAAGAAGATTAACCTACGAACAAATAGATGCTTTTACCAACGAGTTTGGAGAATCAGCTTGGGATTTTCGTGGAGGATTTTATAATAACGGAACTGAAACAACTCCTTGGTGCCGCCATATTTGGGTTGGTGAAACTAGGATAAAACGTAAAAAGAAATAAACATGGCAACACTTTGGATTGGACAAGATTATTTAATTAGACATTCGGTTATTGACGATAATACCGAGTACGATAAGATAACACCAGTTATTGAATTGGTACAGGATAAATACATACTTCCTTTATTGGGAACTAGTTTATATAATACGATTGAAACTCACATCTTAGCTTATATAAATTCAGCAACTACAATTCCTGCAGCTTACAAACTAATAATAGATAACTACATTTTAAAAATGATGGTGCATTATATTATGTATGAAAGCTCACCAACGTTTAAATTCCGATATGCGAACAAAGGCATAATGACAAATAGTAGTGATAACGGGCAACCGATACCAACTAATGACATGGAATATTTAATGAATATTTGGAAAACAAATGGTGAGATGTACGGGGATAGAATGATAAAATATTTAAACTATAATAACTCAACTTATCCAACTTATAACACAAATACAGGAGCGGATATATTCCCTGAACGAAATGCTTACGATGTAGACATTTATTTAGGCACTAGAATTTTAGGTAAAAAAGATTATAGTAATATTCAAGATAACCGAGATAACCCTATATGGCAATAAGAAAAAAAACAAAGATTGAAATTAAAAAGTACATTAAAAAAAATAAGAAATTAATAGATGTTTACCTTAAACAAATTAATATCAACAATAGCAACGTACTCGACTGCTCACAAGCAAATTAAGAGTTGGTATTTTGGTGACCCTTGGGATCAATTAAATGGCGGTCAGTCAATTAAATATCCTATGTTATTTGGTACTTTGCAACCTAACAGAGTTGAAGGGACTAGTGATATTACTGTTATAAGATTTTACATTTGTGATAAAAGCAAGAAGGGTTTAAGAAATCAATTAGAGGTCTTATCGGATTGTAAGCAAATAGCTTTAGATACTTTAATTTATTTTAAACAATTTAATTTCTCAGAACTTATTGATGTAAACGAAAATGCAACTTTAACTGATTTTGTAGATGCTTTTAACGATGAGGTTGCTGGTTGGTATTTTGATATTGAGTTTAAATCCATCTTTGAATGGGATGCTTGTTCACTACCAATAACAGGTTCGCCTTCAGTTATTAATCCTGACGATGTTAGAATAATAGATCAAGATGGGAATGTTATTGCGGTGGTGCCTTGCGGTTCTTATTATACGATTGAAGTTTTACAAGAATTAATACAAACATTAACTAACCCGGCTCCAGTTACAATAATACAAACTTTAACATAAAATGGCAGTAGTAGAATTAAGATACGATCCAAAAGATTCAGCATGGTTTTCAGCTAATCCAACAATGGTTTTAAAAGCTGGTGAGCCAGCGTATTTAAGTACAACAGGTCAATTCAAGTTAGGTGATGGTACTACTCAATTAAGTGCTTTATCTTTTTTGCCAGCTGGAAGCGGAATAACATTAACAACAACGGGGACAAGTGGAGCATCTACTTTAGTAAGTAATGTTTTAAATATTCCTATATATAGTGGTGGTGGTGGCGGTACTAATTTCAATGTATTAATTGATGGCGGTACTTTTGCAGCAGCAACTTCATATACTTTAATAGATGGCGGTAACTTTATTTAATAATATATAAAATGGCAATAAGAATTAGACGTGGCACGAATGCCGATAGAATAACGGTTGTATTAGAAAGTGGCGAGGTCGCTTATACAACTGATACTAAAATGTTTTATATCGGAGACGGTACTACTTTAGGTGGTACTTTAATCGGACCAAGTGCAGCGGGTGCTGTTTCATGGGGTGCTATAACAGGAACGTTAGCAAGTCAAACCGATTTGAATACAGCATTAGGAACTAAAGTAACTGGTAATACAGCTATAACTGGAGCAACTAAAACTAAAATCACTTATGATTCAAAAGGTTTAGTAACTGCTGGAGCAGATGCAACAACAGCGGATATAGCAGCAAGTACAAATAAAAATTATGTAACCGATGCAGAACAAACTATTATCGGAAATACAAGCGGTACAAATAGCGGAAATCAAACATTAGCAAATACTTCAGATTCAACTTCGCATACAGCAACTTTATCGGCTACAGGTGGAAGTATAAAATTAGTTGAGGGAAGTAATATAACTTTAACAACTACAGGCACTACAGCGGATGGAATAATAACTATTGCTTCAACAGGTGGCGGTGGAAGTGGAACAGTTACAAGTGTAGCTGCTTTAACTTTAGGAACAAGTGGAACTGATTTAAGTTCATCGGTAGCAAACGGCACTACAACTCCAGTAATAACTTTAAACGTACCCGATGCAAGTGCAACAGCTAGGGGTGTGATTTCAACAAGTACACAAACTATTGCTGGAGATAAAACTTTTACAGGAACGACTTCGGGAATAACAAAATCAATGGTTGGATTAAACAATGTTGATAATACTTCCGATGTAAACAAACCCGTATCTACAGCAACTCAAACAGCATTAAATTTAAAACAAGATACTTTAGTTTCGGGTACTAATATTAAAACTATTAATTCAACAACTTTATTAGGTAGCGGTGACATAACAACTGGTACAGTTACAAGTGTAGGCGTATCAATGCCGAGTGCTTTTAGTGTTGCTAGTAGTCCGATAACAACAAGTGGCACAATAGCAATAACAGGAGCTGGTGTGGTTAGTCAATATGTTAGGGGCGATGGTTCACTTGCTAACTTTCCAATGTCAAGCGGTGGCGGTTCTTCAGTATCTTATTATCTTAATGGTTCGGTAGCTCAAGGAACTTTAGGTGGAGTGGCTTTTAAAGAAATAAGTAAAACACCTATTATTGGAGCTGGAACTGATTTTACAATTTCATCTAATGGTTATATTGAAAGTTTTATTACCGATGCAAATGATCCTAATCAATTATTAATACCAGGTGGTAATTGGAATTTTGAAACATATTTTAGTGCATCTTCAGCTGGAGGTACTCCTAGTTTTTATGTAGAATTATATAAATACGATGGGACTAGTTTAACTTTAATTGCAAGTAATTCAGCAACACCTGAAAACATTACAGGAGGTACAGCTATTGATTTATATATAACAGCATTAGCAGTTCCACAAACTGTTTTAACTTTAACTGATAGGTTAGCAATTAGATTTTATGTTACAAATAGTGGTCGCACAATTACATTACATACTGAGAATAGCCATTTAGGTCAAATCATAACAACTTTTACAAGTGGCTTAACAGCTTTAAATGGATTAACTGCACAAATACAATCATTAGCAACGGGTACTACAGGAACTGATTTTAATATATCTTCAGCAACTGCAACTCATACTTTTAATTTACCTGATGCAAGTGCTTCAAATAGGGGTGCTTTAACTTCAGCAGATTGGACTTCATTTAGTGGTAAAGAATCAACATTAACATTTTCAAGTCCATTAAGTAGAGCAACAAATACTATTTCAATTCCTGTAGCAACAACTTCAGTAAATGGTTATTTAAGTTCAACAGATTGGACTACATTTAATGGTAAAGCGGAATATGCTCCTAGAGTTCAAAGTGTAACAAGTTCAGCAACGGTAACACCAACCTCAACAAATGATTTAGTTAAGATAACAGCTCAAGCTACAGGCTTAACAATAGCAAATCCAACAGGCACAATGTCGGAAGGACAAGCAATGATAATAAGAATAAAAGATAATGGCACAGCACAAACAATAGCCTTTGATACTAACTATCGGGCTATCGGAGTAACATTACCAACTACAACAACTATTAGTAAAACTATTTATATTGGTTTGGTTTGGAATGATACAGATACTAAATTTGATGTTTTAGGAATTAACACACAAGCATAATGTATTACAACTTAATACCTTTAATGAATAAAGTGCCACCAATACAATTTACAGTTGCAACGGGTGGAACTATAACAACAGTAGGAGATTACAAGATTCACACTTTTTTATCAACTGCTAATTTTGTAGTTAGTCAATTAGGTACTGCTCCTAATAATGTAGTTGAATATTTAGTTATATCTGGTGGTGGCGGTGGAAGTGGACCATGCGCTGCAGTTGGTAATGGTGGCGGTGGAGCTGGTGGTTATTTAACAAATACAGGGTTATCTATTACAGCTCAAACTTATCCAGTTGTTGTTGGTAGTGGAGGTAATGGTGGAACTGGTGGAACTTCGGGTAATAATGGAGTGTCTTCATCTTTTAATTCAATAGCTCCTTATGGGGGTGGTAAAGGTCAAGGTTTTGGTACTACAAATACTGTTACTCTTAATGGTAGTGGTGGTGGTGCTGGAAAAGATTCAACTCCTGCTACTCCTTTAGGTACGGTTGGTCAAGGTAAAAATGGAGGTTCTTCTTCATCTTTTGGTGGTGGAGGTGGTGGAGGTGCTGGAACTGTTGGTACTTCATCTGCATCTTGGACTGGTCAACCTGGTGGTAATGGATTAGCAAGTTCGATAACAGGAACTTCAGTAACTTATGCTGGCGGTGGTGGAGGTGGAAGTTATAATTTAGCTGGTGGTAATGGTGGAACTGGTGGAGCTGGTAATGGCGGGTCAGGTGCTTCTACTGCTATTTTAGTAACAAGTGCAACAATAAATACAGGTTCGGGTGGTGGCGGTGCTGGAGCATATACAACTGGTTTTCCTTTTGGTGGTAATGGTGGAAGTGGAATAGTAATAATAAAATATAAATTTCAATAATGGCAAATTTTGCACTTATAAAAGAAAGTATTGTAATAGCTGTAATAGTTATTGATAACGAAGTTATTACTAATAATGGAATTGAAGTTGAACAATTAGGTATTGATTTTATAGATTCTTTAAATATTAAAAGTATTTATGA